ACCCCTAAGGCAATCATCACTATCACCAGAAAGCTTCGGCAATAATCCATGTTTGTCTGATGTCGCGTTTGCTGTGGTCGTGTCCGTAAATGATAAGGAATTTTCCGTAATGTATTCCCATGATGGATAGCTTGTTGCCGGTGTTTCTCCGGGCCACACATAATTAGACATGAGGAATTTGTATTGAGTACCCTGGCTGCCGAATATTGGCCCTGCAAGCGACAATGTCGTCCATGTTCCCTGCCCGTTCAAAAACGCATAGGGTGAATTGTTGAGTTTCGGCATGAATCCATGACGGGATACTGACGCATTATTTGTCGTTATATCGGATAATGTTAAATTGGCATCCGTGAGCGAGGATAACGTAATAAAGTTCGCATGGTTATATGCGCTATTGTGGCTCGATATTGCCGCAGCGGCAGAACCAACAGTATCATAATAACCAGACAAATCAGGAATTTGGTTTATATCCAGCGTACCAGATGTTATTTTGCTTGCGGATAATGACGGTATCGCGGACGTATTGAGTACTCCATCACCATCGGTATCATAGAGAGCATCCCATGTGGCCTGAATCATATCACCGCCTCCCTCAAAGGACGCGCAGGTATCCCATAGTCCCGTTGCCGTATTGTATACGACTACTTGACCATTACTGCATGCCGGAAGAAGCGGCATTAAATCACCACATTCCCATTCTTCGGTTGTTTCATTATAGACTAATCCCTGACCTTCGGTGCAGGTCGAAGGTAAAGAAGCTCCGCTCCCTGTTCCGCATTCTCCCCATGTATATGTCCCTGTCCCATCGTTTTGAAGGCATCCTTCGGCATCCTCAGGAAAATACGCGAGGTACAGATCATCTTTTGTCATCGCCGGAAAGTGCGGTAATTTTACCGCAGATATTTTGAATGTCTGTGAAAAAGGATAATCGGACGAGTCCACCCAAAATACGTATTGCCCCCGTGAATCCGTTGTCACGCTATGGACGATCGTGTTTGAGGTTTTGGTAGTATAGATATTTGCCGGTGTCGTTGTCCCGCCAAGGTACACGCTCACGGTTGCCCCTGATATGGCGTTACCGTTCTTGTCTGTTACTGTATCTGAATATTTTACCCGTTGCCCCGCGTGACAGACAATAGCGGCGAATATACAACATAGGCATATAAGCCATGCAAAACGTTTCATCTATGTCCTCCCTTTTTCCGTTCTTTATATACAAGATTTCCCGGTTTATATTCTCCTTCGTCATATACTTCCCATATCGCTTCCGCTGTCAATATCGCCTGTCTGGACGGCAATCCGAACAAATATCCAATCAACATAGTCCCATGTTTCATAAATTTTGGCAAGTCCTTTGCGGTAAATGTCCAGATAGCCTCCTGTGGTATATTTATCAGTGGAGATGGCCGGAAGGAATACCCCTCAAAAAGTGCATTCGCAAATGTCCCGACAAGTGGTATTGTACTTGCGGCATATCCGGGGATACCCTTTACCAGTTCAATCCATCCGTCCTCGTCCTCCCACAGTTTTTCCCTATCCCGAAGGAATGTTGATAACATAGCAGGCAGAAGGATAAGCCACCATGTCGATTTCATTATTTCAGAAAATCCCGCCTTCCCTGTCTTGACCATATGGACGCTCTTGTTCATTTCGTTAAATACCGAGGAAAAGTATGAATAGAACATGACAAAGGCTTTCCGTGTATTGTTTCCCCTCTGTATTTCCGCTAAGTCCTTCGGGCTTGCCGATGCCTGCGTTTGTCGCACCATCTTGTCAGCCATCTGTACCGCTAATGTCTCGTCTCCGCTTTGCCTCATTTCATTCTGGTATGTCGCCCACCACGTTGGCATCGTTGCCATTCTGTCAGCCCATGAGATCATCGAGTAAAAAAGGCGTTTCATACGATGTGGTTGCCACGCAGGATCTGAATCTTCCTCCATAATGCGCCGTAATTCAACGTCAAAGTTTTCTGCCCGTATATGCATATAGGGTGACAGTCTTTTAATCTCATCGGCGTGGGTGTACCAATGGCGGTAGAAATCTATTGCCCCGCCAAGAGCCTTTCCGAACCCCAGCCGATTGATTGTGTTGAAATAGGCGGTTGGCTGCAAGAGAGTCACCGATAAAGAGAATCCAAGTATCGCCAAGGTTGCGTTTTTCCGCAAAATTCCTGCTATTGTGTCCCATCCCTTCATAGCCTCATAGTGTGGGTTTGCTATCCCTTTGAGCCATAGCGGATATTGAGCATAGGCACTTTCACCAATGGCTTGCTTTATAGCTCCCTTCACGACAGGATGCCCTATAATTTTCATGACATCCTTGACGGCCTCACCATGCGTCACAAACAGGTTTGTTGCCCCTAAATGATCGGTTATGACATCGAAGGAAAGTTTCAATGGTATCATGGACTTGACCCGTGATATTGTAAACCCTCTCCCAACGGCAGCCTTCGAGACAACATCGATGAGCATATTCTTTGTCGCTTCCCGTTCGGCGTGTTTCTCTGAAAGCGACTTGTCAAACTGAATAGGGAAATATGTGCCTTCAACGATTTTCATCCTCTCGCCGGTCATCCTCCGGTACACGTCAGATATCTCTTTCCCCTGCGATCCGACAAGATCAAGAATCGCGTTGACAAACCGTTTCTCGTTGTCAGTCAGACTTTCAACAATCTCCGTTATCTGTTTATAGGACAACCTATTGCCGTGCATTAGGTTTCGGAGGTTGTCAGGATGGACGGCATTGAGGGCAACCATAATAGCGTTCTCTTTCGTGATTTTTATCCCTGCCACCGAATACTTTTCTGTCATAATCCGTTTCAGGTCTGGTCGTATAAGATCGATAGCGGAATCAAGTTGTTTCCGTATGGCTATTGATCGTTTAATGGACGCTGTTTCAGCGTCTGCCATTCTCTGTGAGATGGTGCGCCACCATATACCATTTTTTTTATACCCGTCAAGAAGCTCGTTGAAATATTCAACCTTCGTCATCTGGCTAAGAAGGGAATTACCAACGTCCTTCACCTTGTCATAGAATGTTTTTTTCTCCCCTATTAACGGTGGTTCTTCGCCAGTGGGTGCTTGTTTCACATCAATAGGCGGAGTAATCCTCATGTCGAACGTGGCTTCTGCTTCCGCTGCCATTTCATCGGCAAGGGTATCGAGGTTATATTTTTGGTTCATGGCAACGATCTGATTATGCTTGCGTCCCTGATAGACGATCTGTTTCATTACGCTTACAGCGTTGCGGAGTTGATCGAGTGTTAGTCCATCCCAGTGAGTTTCCTTGAGTGCCGCTATCTGGTCTTCATGGATAAGTAACGTTTCATCGGCACGTAGCAGAGCCTCTACCGCTGCCCCATCGAGATTCTCTCCTATGGCCTTGACCACATCCCTGTACTCAGGAGGAATACCCATTCTATTGGCATTCTTGACTCCTGATTGCAGATACCCTTTGAGTTTCGTTGTCTCTTTCTGTAATGCCTGTCGTACTTTGAGAGCCTGTGCCATAGCCTGTCTCTTTGCCCGTTCTGTCAACGTGCCTTCTTTATTCCCTGCCCGATATGCTTCCCTGCTTGCAATTTCCGCTTTCTTCATGGCAGCGTTCAGGGCCTGCATTTCCGGCACGAGGGTATCAACCCGTGTTTGGCCGCTTACTTCCTTAATTATCTGCTTGATAGTTTTCTCTTGTTTGACGTGTTGGACAGTCGGTTCTACATCAGATTTGACTATGACATTTGATGGTCGAAGCCATTCCTCAGTTTCTTGTTCAGTCTCGACCTTCTCTCCTGTTTCCTGTTCAATGAAATCCTCATACGATACGGATGTGGTAGTTTGCATATCAGCCGTAGCAGCTACACGTGATTGTGTCTGTTGCTCGTTCTGTGTTTCAGGAATAGGAGGAGTAACCTCTTCCTGTACACTCTCGGCTACGGACAATGTCGGTGATGTTTCTGCAAACGGGTTCGGCGCAATTGTCACGTTTGTCGCTGGATTGATACCAGGAACAGGTTTCGGTTTCCCCTTCATCTTCTGCGCGGTATATCCTATGCCACGTCCCATCCCTGCCATTAATGGCGTCGATATTCCGGTAACTATGGCAACGTCCTTAATTCTCCGTGCAAAGTCAGACCATGACATATCCTCATTCAAATAGCCAACGTCAATCCCTGCCTGCATGACCTCAGTCGCAATCTCGGAGGGTATTTCCTTGACGGTATACGATAGCAGGTTCTTGAGCATGCCGAATTTCGCGAATTTCAGCAGTGACCCTATGCTAATTTTTTCCCCTATTGCCTCGGCCACACCATAGCCTGTCGCTGCAAGTTTCGCTGTGGTATCGTCATACCCTGATTGCCTCAGTTCGTTGTATTTCTCTCCTGCCACCGTCGCGCCCATACCAAGAATAGGGATAAGCCCTGTACCTCCCGAAGCGATACCCGCAGCTATCCAGGGAGCATTTTGAATTACGTTCGATACGACAGAATACGTGTAATAGGCTGCGCTCCCTTCCTCAAAAGCCGGCGTTTTCTTGTCGGCCCAATCTCTCAGGTATAATGATGTATTTCGGAGGGTATTATTTTTCATTTTCTCAGGTCTCCCTGATGCGAGGTCGTTGACCATGTCGATTGCGGATAATATTCCTTCCGCGACCCGAACCGGAGCAGTAACGAGCGCAGAGGTGAGGGCTTTATTCAACTCGGTATCATGCTGCCCCGTATATCCCATTGAGGATAACAGGTCAGTGTCCTTTTCTACCCATCTTCCGCCTTTCGGTTGGTTTTCCAATACTTCTACCCACCCCATATCAATCCTCTACCCATTGCATTTCTTTGCCCTTGTCGTTGTAAACCTTTCCGTTCTTTTCCGTCCATCCAACAGGTAATGTCTTTGGCCTGTTTATCTTTTTGGGAGATTCTGCCGCGGTTGTTTTCTTTATCTCTTGCGGCTTTGTTATATCTGGTTTTAATCCGACATCTCTCATGTACTGCTCTTTAAACTTATTGAGCACACCTGCCTTTGTGCCACTATTACCATATTCGATTAATCGGAGCGCAAGATTCTCTGTATCTTCCCTCATTTTTGTTAGGTCATAGGTAACAGGGAACATTTTCACCTGTTTTTCAATGGTAGCCATCATGTACCCAACAATCTGAGGATACTCTTTAAAAGCAGGCTCAATAAAATATGTTTTTATATCCCTGATAATATCCTGTTGCGTCCTGAGAAATTCTGCTGTCCGTGCCTTTTCTTCCGCTTTTTCGATCCTTTGTATCTGTCTATTTTCCGCATCCCTTCTCCTCCTTTCAGCCTCTGCTTCTCTCCTGTCCATCTCTCGATACGTCATCATTTTGTCGAGTAACAACCGTGCCTCTGTCCTGGTAATCTTCCCTTTTGTTATGGCATCATCGAGCATCGGCCTCACGTCCTTTCTCTCCGCTATGGCTGATCGAATCGTTTCATAGGTCGCCCAATCTATTTCTCCCATATCGCCCTTTTCCAACTGATTTTTCAGTGAATTTGCCATGGTCGGACTCATGGGCCTGATACCCGTTACCGGATCACGTTCTGTCCACTTATCGAGCTTCGTTTTTTTATCATACATTGATATTGTAGGGTCATCCAACATGGCATACGCCGCGACTAACGTATCTTCTCTCAATTCTTTTTCTTTTCTCTCAAAATCCTCATACAGACTTAATGCCTTTGAACGCGCCTCTTTCTGGAACGTGATGCGTTTCATCGGTTCAAGGTTTGGGTAGTTCTTCGGGTCTTGCAGCATTTTATAGACCGATAAAGCCTGTTCCGGTGCTTGAGTCCCTTCAATGTCTCGCGCCGCCCTGAACGTATCAGCCTCAATGTCTATATCATCGATCATCTTCTGTGCTTTCACGGGATTCAGCCATCCTCCCTCCTGCGCGTCCTTTATAGTATAGATAATGTCTGATTTTTTCATCTCCGCGATCTGTGGGTCGGTTTCCTGCACATAATCAACAATGCCCTTTTGATAGGCACTAATAGTCTTTCCTTCCAAATCTTTGTTTCTGAGTTTCCATCCTAAATATCTGACCTGTGCCGCACCGCGGTTAAACTCCGCGTCAACAACGCTTGCTGCCCTGTTCCATACATCAGGCCGTACGTCGCCCTTGAGCCGCTCCTTGATCTCGTCAACGCTTTTCTGATAGTCCTCTTCAAATTTCTGATAATCAGTACGTTCCTTGAAGGTTTCCTGCAACATCGCCATTTCATATCTGACATTTTGCCGCAATTCGTGAAACTGGGCTTTCTGTTCCGCCTCATCAACTTTGGCAAGATACATGGCAGATTCGGACATGGTCGTGCCGAGTTTCGTTAACCCTTCAGCGGTTGCATCCTTACTGGTATACCGTGATTGCTGAAAGGGTGATGCCTGTGGGCCTTGCTGTGATTGTCCTGTTGCAAAAGGTATTTTCGGCATTCTTTTATCCTATTATCGGCTGAACATTTTATATATACCCGCTGCTTGTGTCGCGCCACCTAATAACGTGGACGCGGCAGAAAGCCATCCTCCACCTGATTTTCGCGCCCTGTGCGCTTCCCGTTCTGCGAGAAGTGCCTTTCGTTCATTGAGTCGTGCTTCCACTTCCCCCCTCCATGTCGTCATCATCGTATCTTTTGCTGCTTCGTGCGCCTGATCCGCCAGGACTTCAAGGTATGAACCAGTATTTGACGCAAGCCCAGACGATGACATAGCCGCTCGTTGTTTCCCCTCAAGCCTCCCGTATTCATGTTTTTTGTCCTCAACTTCAAGCGCCGCGTTGAGTCGTGACATGTATGCGTTAAAACGGTATGTGGCAGCGTCCTCCATTGCTTGGTCAATCTTTGCGTTTCGTGCTTGCTTTCCTTGCAATATATTACCAAACAATGATGTTATCGTACCCAGCGCCGACATACCAGTCATAAGTAACGGAAGCATTATTGTGTATCCTCCCATACAGTTTTTATGCTCAACACGGTCAACGGAAGTGGCCTGTCGGAACAGATATATATGTATGCCTCCCTGTCGTATCCTGACGGAAATGATATTGGTTTTGTGGTACATGAATAGAGCGCGTCATCGGAAAGTCCAGGAACAACATCGCATTTTGTTGCGTCCCTTCCTATTTTGGCATAACGTGTCTCGTGCAATGTCGCGACCGCATATTGTATCCTCTTGGTATCGCCGCCTGGCTGCAAGTCCATTGTCTGTACCTCAGCCGTATATTCCACGCCCGTTATTCCGTCTGTGCTCGCGTCAACAAACCATATGGCATTTCTATCTGAACCGAAATCAAACGGCTGCAATTGTTCGATATACCGCGTTCCATCCCTGTTGACGACAAACCAGACCTCAGTGTACCCCACACCAGGTATACAGGCAACCGATTCAAAGAAACCAGTTCCTGATGAGTGAATATGCCACGCGGCTATTTTATTGTACTGGTCGCAGGTAAACCCTATGAGAACACCATCCGCACGGATTGCCCACACGATTGAATATGGTTCTTCCTGATACGCCATGTCGACAATGCCCGGCCCCGTTATTTCGTCACACTGGACAGTCAGAGATGGCGATACCATCGTGTTGCTGTCGCTGCTGTATATCAATTCCCTGATATTTTTTGCTATGGTCTGAACGTATATAAGCGAAGGGCCGACCTTGACAGGTTGTATATTGTGTGTCCCCACAGCACCCTGTTCCCTGCAATCCGCAGAAAACGGCGTCAGCGGCCCGCCATTTTCCGCTCCAGTGAGCCGGAATATCGTTCCCGTACACCCGATAATAAGCCCGTCCTGCCCTCGCATCCATTGTATATAGTTCATTTCGGTCGAACCAAGCACGTATGTTATCGAGCTTGAATCAACAACATCGCCGGATGCTATCTTAATGGCCTTGACGACCTTCTGATTATTATTAATCGTTTTTTCCATCAGTTGCGATTCAAAGGTAGACGGTGCAAAGTTGACGAAATCACCCGAACAGCTACCCCAAATTGTCTGCGGCTGTAACGGCGTATTGGCAAGAAACAGACGTTCCTGAAAGAACGCTCCGCATTTGGGATAATTCCCTGTATAGAATGCTCCTAACTGCCATATAACGGTTTCCTTGCTTCCGTAGAACCTGCCCCGTATGTCGATTAATGCCTGTGTCTCGTCAATAACGGTAATAATCTTGCCCCATGTCCAGATACCTTTGCATGATAGTCTGATATGTCGGCCTTCATCCCGTCCTGCACGAAATAGGTCATCTGATGCCGTGATAATAGCTGTCTGTAACCCGCGGTACGTCCATGTCACGCCATCTGACGATGTCGCGATAAGCCCCTGTGTTCCGACAGCTACATAGTATGGGTTTACAAAGGTGACAGCTTTTAATGACGTTTCTTTATTATGGCCTACGATCGCCCATGTAACACCATCTGAGGATGTAAGGATATATCCATAATCACCAACGACAATGAATTTTGTTCCGTCAGAACATACCCCGTTGAGGTTGATATTGACGCCAGATTTTTGCTTCGTCCAGTTCATACCATCAGACGAGGTAAGGATAACCCCGCCATCGCCACACGCGCACCATAGGGAACGCGCGGAATCATAATACACATCGTTCAGGTCGGTTGTCACTCCTGATGACATAGCTGTCCATGTCGCTGGCAGTCCGCGGTCTGCCCGTAAGATAACACCAGCATTACCAACGACGACAAGATAGGCAGAACCATCATACGCTATGGCGTTGAGTTTGGACGTTACCCCTGATGTCCGTGCGGTAAATGACGTAAACGATGCTGTGGATGTCCTGATCACACCGGCATTACCAACGTAATACAAATATGAACCATCCCATGCAACATCTTGTAAAGTCGTCGAAATTCCACTTGTCCGTTTTGTCCACGCCGTTGTCCCGTTGACAGAGGATTTAATGATTCCCTGTCCTCCGACCGCTATGAACATATTATTGAGATAGCGGATTGAATTATAGGTATGGTGTCCTCCCATGGCGGATTTGACCCATGTAATATTGTCCGTGCTCGTATTGCACACGGATTGAATAGCCCCACCAATCGATATGGCAACGCCCGTGCAGACAAGGGTAGTTCCATCCCCTGCCACTCCGAGATAATTACTTTTATACCCCGCTACTTCCCTCTGTTTGTCATGGTCAATGGTAATCGTTGACGTGTTGACATCAAAGTACGGGCCATCCTCAAATGGAATATCGGTAAAACTCCACTGGGTATCACTGTATCGTGATAGCTGCTTTGGATGGTGGGCCTGATGGAACAGGTACAGGATGTCCATGCACTGGACGTATGTTACATTAAATAGCTGGGATTCGGTGTACGTGTTACGTATTTCATAGGGAAGACCATTTAAAAGAATAGGAGCTCCATCTTTGTAAAATCGGAAATATCCAGCGCCCATCTCAATGATAAATGAATCAGACGAAGAAAAAACAAACGGCAGAAGACGAACAATCTCCCCCGTTGTTTTCTGTACCGCTATGGATTTTGTTCCCGGCCTCTTTGTCACTCCCCCCTGTGGTATCGTTACCATATTTGTCAGCCGTCTACACCCCTGCTTGTATACATTGGTGTCATACCGTCCGCGCATCTTTGCGCCGAGAAGACCGGAAGTGAAGTTTGAAAGAAGCTCCTGTACCTTACCCATTGGGAACATCCCTCTGCAGCCAGATAATCAACCTGCCCTGACGTTCCGATCCTGTTTCTGTGAGGGAAACAATCATATAATCATCAACCCACAATGGCGTTGATTGTATTGTTCTCTGTGCGATGGTTCTGCTTCCATCACCCGCTTTCTCAATCAGAGAACATCCATACGGGTCTTTGATATAGGTGTTGTACAGGTCTGTCGGCCTATTAGTCGCGCGATCGCCCAACGCGCCCGGTATCCTCTCAATCTCTGTGACAAATCCTATGGCGTTGATAGGATCTGATTCAACATTTCCGCTGGTATCGGATGTCCAATCGATAATGATCTTAATACGGTTACTGACTTCCGCGAATGTTTTCTGGTCTACCGTAACGATACCCGTCATTATCTCACCGTTATCAGTTCGCCATAATTCCTTTGCGCTTTCTTGCCCTCAACGGCATCTGCCAGTTTTAAAGGTTCAACGATCTTGTCATACTCTGCCCACAGCTCAGCAAGTGATTTCACGCTTCCCAATGACGGCCTCAGTTCTATGGCAAGGCGTGTCGCTATGGCCTCGATAAACCGAGGATCATATGATCCAACATCGGTATTGTTCCAGAGATACATGGCGTACAGAGTTTCAACATTCGTGTATATGTATGCTCCGACCCTGCGCCAATCAACCCCGTATTGTTCATCATGGATACCGTCAGCCGATACCGACAATATTCTCAGACAATCATCCGGCACTTCATACGCGTAATCGTACCCGAATATAGGTGCTGTTTCGCTCCGGTTCAGCTGTGCCTGTTTTACCATGCAGTTCCATGGATAATCATCAATACATAGATTGATCACATGGGTATAGAATCTCCGGCACGCCCGTGCCTCTTTCGTGGAGTCGTCAAACGTTGTGATATAGTTGTCCGCGTTGCCCATCTTCAAGAGGGCAAGGTTACATATCGCTATATCGTCATCAACGACACTGAGTATATATTCGCTATCGAGGACTATTTCATTTCCCATAGGTTCTCCTTATGGAAAAAGGGAGGGTTACCCCTCCCATTGTTACCTTAGACTGGTATTTCTTCCCACATGAACCAGAATATCAATGACGCTGTGGTCGCTTTGGTCGTGTAGGTGAGAACGCTTGTTCCTGGTGTCAGGATCAGTGAACCGCCGAGTTCGATGATTCCGGTGAGTTCAGTGCCATATCCGGTAACTGCCAGTGTGCCGATTGACCCAAACACCTGCTCAAGCACCGGTGTTGCTATGGTCGCGCCATCATCGACAATCATTGCAGATGCGCCACCGCCCCGCAGTCTATTCCGTGGCGTGATGGTTGCCACAAGACCGGTGCTGTCGGATGTCATAAGACCAATTGCCCCGTCTGCCGATCCCGCAACGGTCTGCGCGAACCCAAACTGCAGCAGTGCGGCATTCTTGCCTGACGTTAACGGATTACACAGGGCAAGACCAGTCCATGTTGTGGCGAGTGCCGCCGTGGTTGCCACCGCTGCCTGATTCGCGGCAATAAAAACATTGCCCCGTAAAACCTGTTCCGTGTATTTGCCGTGAAGCTGAGACACAACCGTAGCCCCCTGCCTGTCACCTCGTGGATTAATGAGGTTGCCGTCTGCTACGTCCTGTACCCCTACTAATAGGCTTCGTACGCTCATGGTATATCCTCCTCAAAAAGATTATAGGGAGGGTTACCCCTCCCCGCTGTGTTACGTGTACGTTATGTTGTCACTTGACGTGACAATACCGGTTGCCGTGATAAAGAGAGTAGTTGATTCTACCGTTCCTCCTGTCGACAGCACGCAAATAATAATATCTCCTGCTGACAATCTCTCAGCGTTGTTGAAATAACCGCTTGCGATGACCGTTGAGTTCTCGTCCGTACTCTTATAGAGCCAGAGTTTCGGATACGCGGGAGATAACAATGTCATTCCTGATTGCGCAAATGCCATAATGTCACCTCCTTAGGTCACGGTCATGTTGTCGCTAACGTTAACTGTCGTGGTAACGTTCGTGACGAACATATATGAAACTGCCGCAGTGCCATCCATATCTGAAAGGACGATAATGATATCGTTCACGTTGAAATCATCGATCATATCGAGAAAATAGTCTTGAGTCTTGACCGCAGCCTGTGTATCGTTGGTGTAATACGTCCATAACTGCTGATTCGCCGACCCGCCAACCCGTGTTAAATACGCTCTATCAAACGCCATATGTCACCCCCATCATGTCTGTGTAACGTTAGTGCTGACCGTCACATGGGTCGTCACCGAAGTCACGATTAATACAACCAGAACAGGAGTGCCGCCGGTGTCGCAGACGGCAAGGATGACATCATGGAGATTGAGGTCATCTATCACATCGTCAAAATATCCTGATTCCGTGACATCAACCCCAGCCGTACCCGTGAGTACATCAGCCGTATAATAAATAAACAGCTGATGAGCACCCGATCCGCCAATTCGTGTAAATGCCGCGCTTGAAAATGCCATGGTAGCACCTCCTTACGCTGTCTCGTCACAGACGATTTGAGTAATACCTTCCGCATCGATTTTGACCGCGCCCATGGACATCATAGACGTGACAAGATGTGCCACACGTTCCGGTACATAGTTGATTTCTGTGGTGATTTCCTGACCGGACGCGTGCCCTATCGCCATTTTGTGATACACATAGCAATAGCGGTAGTTGCCTACTTTTGTAAGTCCACTGTGCATGATCCAGTTGCAATTGAGCCAGCGTTTTCCGCTCGAACCTCCAAGCATCGCACCCTGACCATTTCCAATGTAGTCAGCAGACGCGAATTGTGGAATGCTCATGAGTGCCCCCCATTGCAGCGGGCCGATTACGAATGTGACATTGCCGTCATCCATGACATCACGAGTGAAAAGGTTGCCGTAGAGTGCTTCCACGGCCTTTGCAAGCGTGAAATTGGATGTTCCTACCGCGACGCTGTACGTTGTTGCGGCATCCAAAACTTCAATAATTTGAGCGTCAGCTGCCCTTCCTAATGCCCACGCGCCAACGTTGACCAATTCTGCCTTTTCATCATAGGTCATTTTCTGTTCATCGAGTTTATCGACGTATTCCGGCGCGTACTTGTCAACGAGTGTCGCGGTTGCTGTTCCGTGGAGTGGGTTCATGGGAATGACAAGGCCATTTCTTGATTTCGTTGTCGCTGTACCCTTTCCAAGTGTCTGAAATACGTGGGTCGAGCCGACAACGCCAGTCTTGCGCCTGACAGTCCCAAGCAAGAGACTCCCCTGTCTCTGGAAAGCCAGTTTGACATCTGAAGCATATTCAGCTACAAATGCCGTTGAGATTGTGTTTGACATTGTATCCTCCTTACTCGGTAGTGTGTAATACCACTGGCCTTGACTGATTATCCTTGCGGGTCAGCTACAACCATATTGCAAGGCATCTATCCGGGCCTCGTAAGGAGGTTATCCGTTTGATGCGTTCTATACCCTGTCAATCAGGGTATTTGATCTTATACAGCCGCGTACGTTCCTTTCGTAAATATTCCCATTTTGGACTTGATCTGTCGTGGTACGCGGGATCAGATTCAATCTCGACAATTTTCCTGTCAATATCTTCCGGCGTGAGCGATGCTCTATTGGTATGAAACGCGGCTTCTTTCATATTCAGCCATAATGTGCTGAACATTTTAATGACATCAGGGTTATTGCCTATCGCTGGGTTCTTCTCGACTAACTCTTGAAATCCTTCAGGAGCTAATTCCTGCATTGCCCGTTTCGCGTTGGCAAGATTATATTCATATTTATCGCCCCATTCAGCCCGTAAAACTTCTTCAGCTTTTGTTTGCGATTCCGTAAATAATTTTTCTAAACGTGCCCGTGCCTTTTCACTGCTTTCCTTCATCAATCGCTGAAACTGCCTTGGTGTAACACCCTCCTCATGTGCCGCCTTGACAATCGCCGCATAATCTTCGGGGTCGATCTCATCGAATATACCGTACTCGTCAATTGACTCAGGTACGCCGAGCTTCCGCCTGAATTCCTGTATTTCCTCAACAGAGGCATTTTCTCCGGGTATTTTCACCCGTTCGCCCATCATCTTCTCAAGTTCGCTGTATGACTTGATCACATTCGCAACGTTTACCTTGCCGTCCTTGGCAAACTTGGTGACGGACGGCGCGGTCTGTAAATCTTCCGGCAATAATGTAATATCTATCTCAGCCATGGATCGCCCCCATTGTCATCCCCTTGAATTCTTCTCTGAGAAATTTGCCGGTTTTCAGATCGTAGAACGTTTTAATCGTAAACTGCGCTCTGCATTTTGAATTCTGACACTCATACACTTCGATATCGTACACTTCCGGATTCTCCATCATGGTATGACACCCGCATAGCGTGCACTTCCTATCCCATTCCCATTCAGGATGTTGGATTTTCCATGATGGTTTCTCCTCAACTTCCCGTACTGCCTCATTCTTCCGTGCTACCATTCACGCCTCCTTGACGTTTCTCCTCCATTGTCGGAGGGACATTTTGTAAGGATGATACTATCCTCATTATATCGTTCAACCCCATACGCTCCATAATATGCAAAATGACGGTTCGCCGTCCTTCATAGACATCGGTATCCATTCCTGCAGTGCACCGAAACATCCAGCAGAAGTCCATAAGGTCATCAAGGACAATCTTTCCATATTCACCGCTGAATACTGTTCGATATGCCTTGAGCAATTCTTCATTGGTCATAATCCTATAATCCTTTGAGCAGCTTCCGGTGAAACTTGTTCCGCATCTTTGGCTATCTGCGCTTGCTGTTGTCCCATCTCAAGCAATGCCGATTGCTCCGCCATTTGCTGCCTGTATTGCCGCATTTTTGCAATATCGTCCTTTTTCGTCATGATGTGTGCCGGACATCCATACAAATCCCATACATATTTGAATATTTCGTCAGCATCGACATTATCCAGTATTTCAGGCTTTGCCTGTGCAAGCGGGAAAATAAAAGCGAGCGCTTCCTGCAATGAATTCCCCTGTGATGCCTTCTGTGCCCGTGCCAATGGAGAAATATACTCAATGTCATATTCATGCCCCTGAACAATTGGCGGCGGCGGCGGAATCAATCCCATCCTCATGCCGATGTTAAAGGCTCGGATCACTATGTTATTTGTCCCGCGCAATAAATTTCCGAGGATTGGCCCAAGCGCAAGCATCCGTTCTGATTCACGTTTGGACACCTCGTACGCTGTCATCTGTCGTTCGATCTGAGCCAGCATTTGAAACACAGGCACAAAAAATATATCATCAATCTGATCCATATCAAACTTCATCATTTCCATGGAGTACTCAAGCTTACCTGTAATATCGAGCGTTTGTATCCTGTCTCTACCACTGGTTCGGAAGTTGAGCCCACCCGGATTCGGATCAATACGTCCTTTGTATGACTCCGGAACATCGAGCGGCGGGTTCAGAATCTTCTCCTCCTGTGTCAGCATATTTTTACGCCGCACATTTGCAGTCTTCGCGTCAGGCAGCACTATCGTCCCCGGGCACTCACCGTATGTGCCAAGGTTGTTTGTCGACCACATCGACACCGCGTACGGAAACTCATGATACCCTGACTCCTCAACGATCTCTTTTGCTTCGACATCGATGTAATAGCTCGCATAGGGTAGGTTCTTGTTGTCCTTTCGCCAGTACATACGATTCTCGCGCGGCATGACAGCATGAATAAACGGAAACTTCTCGGTATACATCTTGTCCGACCTGTTTGCCATGATGTCCATAATCTTGTCATTGAATACCGTGCCTTCAGGAAACATGTTCTGTAGCTGACGACACGTCAATGACATTTCGCGGAAGACCGTGTCAACTTCGCCATCAGCGTTGAATGACAGATTAAACTCATATGGACTGACTGACTGCACATACAGTGCCGTAGTATTGCCCTCGCCAACATATATGCAGCCGGGTCCGAACGATATAATATCGCCGTAATACTCAGAAAAGGACGAATACAAACGTGACTGAGAAAACATCTTGTAGAGCGCCGGCATGACATCACCATCGAGCCAGCGCTTGACATCAGTATCCTTATCCAGCTCTTCGTCCTGCATTTTGATCCTGACCCACGGCAAATAAGGAGATGTGAGATAGGAATATAATCCGGCCTGTAATTTCCCATATGCCACGAGAACGTGGGAAAAATATAACTGTGTCGTGGTCTTCTGACCTGGCGTTGTCATCTGCTGACGCGCGATGTTGATGTATAGTGTGACATCATCCCACTTGGACTTATACTGCTGCCGCTGCGCGGATAGTTGCTTGTTGATGTTGATGATATCGTTAGCTTTTTCGGTCATCACATACCCAGCAGGGTTTTTGGCCCCTGCCCCTCAAGCGGCGTACTCATAGACAACAGCGTTGACATGATACCCTGTTTTCGCTTGCTAAGCAATCGCTGTTTCTGTGCCTTTTTGGCAAATTGTTCCTGAGTTGGCGGCAAAATATACGGAAACCCGCCAGTAGAGCTATTACTACCCAAAAATTGACTGAGCCAATTGTTCATACCTACACCCTCTCTCCAAATGGATCAAACGTCAATACTGCCCTGTCCTGTTGCCTGACTGGCCGCTTTATTGCCCGCGACTCCATATTATCCGCGTTGAGCGCAACATAGCGCAAGCAATCCGCGCCATGAGCGTGTATGTCCTTGAGGGGTGACCCTGCTGTCTCCGTCTGCCTATTGACGTGCCGGCGGTATCGTTTCAAACACTCGATCAGTCTCCATGACAACGGCGTATGCCTCACGTTCCCATCCTGCTTCGGTGAGACTTCGGCATTACATTTGGCTCTATCAAAATATATGCGTGGGAATACTATCCGTGTCTCTCTGATACCGTCCTCCACGCTCAGCTCCGTGATCATCTCACGCGGTGTCACATCCCATCCTAACGATGCCAGTATATCTGCCGTACTCCTGCCCCCGCTGTTGAGGCTTGCGCTGAAACCATCGTGCGGTAACCACACCTGACCCCACGGATATTGTCTCTGTTTGAGCTCGACCGACAATGCAGGCAATGTTGTATGGGATACCTCAAGGTACTCGATGATCCTGATCTCTGACGTATGACGTTGCACCAGCGCGCAGGCAAGGCTATCATCCCAGCCAAGGTCAAGAACAACATGAACAAGCAACATCGGATCAAAGGGCACGTTGCATATCCTGTTGTTTTCGATTGCCTCCTGTATTTGCCTGTGGTAGATCGCTCCCTCGACCGCCGGCCTGCACTTGCCCTCCCAAATGTTGTCATAACTATCTGGGTCAAACTCCTTGCAATGGAGTCGTTCAGCGTTCAAAACATCATTGAAATACGGGTTGTCGCGCCAATTGACCTCAACGTTAATACAATCTGGGGGAGGATGGACCGTAAATCTCTGGTGTGTCTCGTCGGTCTCAAGGTCTGGATTGTAACTGATCCATATTTCAGAACCAATTTTCCTTATGGTCGGGATAAGTATATCCCATGACCGCTTCGAAATTGCCTGCCCCTCCTCAACCCAGCATATGTCATATCCTTCGAAACTCTTGATCGTGTCAACCGTCAGGCTTGAGAGGCCAACAAACGCAAACTCAGTGCCGTTTGCCCCTCTAATCTCATTGTCCAAAACAGTGTAATACCGTTCCAAACATAACACCTGTATCTGGTCGGTCAGCAGTTTGTGGACGGATTGCTTGATGGAATTTTGGATCTCACGCGCACAAAGGATGCGCAACCTGTCTTTGATACCCAAGATCAACAATGCCCGTGCGAATGACCATGATTTCGCACTGCCACGACCTCCACGCGCAACTTTATAGCGTGCCGGTCGGAACAGGAACTGTAATTTTTCGGGGATGGTGACTCTAATCGCCTGCTGCATCGACAAACTCCACGGTGATCTTTGTGTCGATCGGCCCGCCATCTTTGCCGGTGATTTCGCGGCTTGACTTGTCCTTCATTGACGTGAAATTTGTTGCTACGAGCGCGAAGATTTGCGGCTGGTAGTAGCCGTCAAGGCCGTTTTTGACGAGAAAATTTTCCTGCAGTTCCTTTGCCCTTTGAACCGAGTAAGAAAATTCTGGATGTTTTGTCGTCCATTCCCAAATCGTTTGTGTCGTTACCCCAATTTTATGGGCAAAATCAATGAGCGTGGGAAACTCGCGTGCCTTTTCCTTCCTAATTTTCGCGACACCTGATGCCGTAATGTGTGGAATTATTTTTTCTTCGGTTCGGGGCACATCAAAAAATGCAACAATATCCTCACAATATTGTTTTTTGTATTTTGTGGGTCTTCCGCGTTTCGCCATAATACCGATATATATAATTCCATGTATTTTTGTCAATTTTATTTTATTGTTTTTTTTTGCATGGCACGAAATATGCTAATAGCAATGATTATGCCAGATTACAACACAAATCCATTAAATTTTCTAATGATTTCATTATTTTTTTTTGATGAAAAAAAATAAAAAAAAGTATTGACATATTATAATAATATTGTATAATAGTAGTATAACATACTTTGCCCAGCCTGCAGGGGCAAAACAATACTGCAGGCTCCGAGCCAATCCCTCAGAAGGGCCCGGAAAGGAGGCAACAATGGAAACAAAAAACATAAGATATTATGAGATCGTTAAAGAACAATCGCCGTACAAAAAGGCCCCTCTGTGGTACTGGAAGGAATACAGGCAAGATGGGTCGTTACGCTCAAGTTTTGGATATAAAACAGAAAAAGAGGCAAAAGAGGTTCTGGTAAGATCAAAGAAATCAGGGCAACAAGGATTCCTTGTAGGGAATGATATGGTCTATATATCGTATGTACCAAAATCGAGTATGCAAGGAGGGGTAATATGAAACATACATGTATACGATGTGGCCACACATGGCGGGGCCGCCTCGACACAAAGCCAGTTCAATGCCCGCGGTGCAAATCGCCGCGGTGGGATGTACCGAAGAAGCCACAAAAACCCACCTCATGACCCCGTTTCTTCCTTCCTTCCGGCCCCGTTTCGGCGGGGCCTGTCTTTTTTCACCTTCCTCTTGCGTGCGCGCGCGTCAAGTCCAGTCTCGACCACATATTTCAGCCGCGCGTCGATGCTGCCCACAAGGTGCAGTAATCTTCGGAAGGTATAACACACTTGATATAGCGCCTCGATGTCTCCGCGGTGTTTCTGCAGTGCCGCGCGGAAGGCGTTGAGGTATGCCAGGGATGTATCGTACCGTGTACGCCATTCCTGGAGTGCACTGGATATGCTGCTCCGTATGGATGGATGGTGTGCATCCGCCGCGCCATCAACGCTCAGACTGTCTTCAATCTCGCGCAATTGGGTCAGTACATCCTCAGCGTGCCGCAGCATGGTATGCGGATTACCGTCCTCGTAACTTGTATCGACGTATTGCCGTATTGTTTCCACCAGTTCAGCTGCGAGGTCAAACCTTGGAGTGCCGCAATCAGGCCATGGTTTCATTGTTCCCTCCTTTCAATTTTCGTTCGCTCCGCGTGGCATTTTGTACACAGGGTAACTTGTTCGCTCTGAAATATCCAATACAGGATATGATCGCATATGTCATCCCAGTTGATGCCATTTGTATGGTGTACCTCAACTTTTACCTCGTGCCCTTTTTTTCGCGATTGCTTCGCGCCACAATTCGTGCATGTGTAATTGTCATATTTCAACGTAGACGCACGTTCTGGACTATGAAGCCATAGTAACCTTAGTGCTGACTTAATTCGCGATCTGGACGTAACCTGGGGCTTCCTACGGGTTTTTTTCGTCATTGCACTCTCCGTAGTTTCCATCTCACCCATTCCCATGACGGATTATTTCCATCCCAGCACCACCTCACCCCTCGACCGGGTTTCAATCCTTGTTTTAATGGATGTTCCTTTCAAACTCTGCCATATTTCAATGAAGCCTGTTTGTCTTTCAGTTTCAATCCTTGTTTTAATGGATGTTCCTTTCAAACCTGACTCTGCCATAGCAGAAACTGCAGCCAACAAAAATAACACAACTACCATAATTTTTTTCATGTGATAATACCTCCTTATGTCATTCATTTCTCCTCCTTGTTTGTTTTCCCACCCCGTGTGCTATTTTTGGCCTCGTCTTGCCTCTACCCAATATCGAGGCATAGCATTCATACGGGGCAGGATGGTATCAAAAGTCGATAATTGCAATACTGCCCGTCTTAATGTCCGTGTTCCGGCGTTTCTTTTTGCGTTTCATCCTAATAATCCCCCTTCATCATCTCCGTCTATGTCTTTCCGTGGCTTTGGCCTGTTAATATCCCATGTTACATCGGCCATAATTTTCTTCGTGTTGTAGTAATCGTCAATCATTTCATCGAGTTCTGCATCTTTTATAGCGTTGATATAGGCTGACAGGGAAATATAGCTCCTGTCCTGTACCGGTACGGTGCACAAAAATTTGAGGACATCCCTCTCGATATATCCGCTATGCCACCCATGCTTGCGCATATGCCAGCGGGTAAGGTCATATTTTTCCTGGATATCTAAATCTAACTTGTCGAATGCCTTGCTAACTGACGTATCGCTC